GCGAGTACATCTGCTACTCTACCAGCCTCTGCTGCATCAAGTTGGAATCCTCTCAATATACTAGCTGCTATGTCTGTAGCAACTGCAAGATTAGTTCCAGATGATGCTGCTAAATCCAAGTTACCTGGCAATGCTGCTACGATTTCATTTGTGGTAAAACCTGCAGATGCAAGGTTTTCCATCGCCATAGCAACTTCACTTGCACTAAAAGCAGTGCTAGCACCAAGGTCTAATGCAACTTCGTTTAGTTTCTCTAGTTCTTCCCCAGTTGCTCCTGAAATAGCTTGTACTCTACTCATTTGTGCCTCAAAATCCATTCCTAATTTAGTTGCTGCAGCTCCAATTCCAACTATAGGAGCAGTGACATACTTACTTAATGTGTCCCCTACCTTCTTCATACCTTCCCCGATTTTTCCCAACTTATCAGTAAAAGTTTTTATTTGATTTTCTGCTTTTTTGAGGTTCTCTTCATATTTTGACATATCTAGGATTAGTTCTGCATATACACTTCCAGCTTTAACTGCCATATAATCACCTACCTTTTAGGCATGAAAAAATACACCCTTTCGGATGTTTTGTTGTTTATGCTTTTGTATGAATTCAATCAAATCCCTATTTGATTTCTTCTTTTCACCTTTCCATCTTATCCTATTCCAATTTACCTGTCCTTTATCATCAGTAGCCTTTGCCTCCAAGAATAAAGCTGCTTCATCAAAACAATAAGCCAAATAATCATTATCTATTCCTAATATTTCACTCGGTCTTTTCCCGTACTTGTTCGCTAGTATTATCACTTGAGCCATTTCCTTTGTTGTTACGAAAGGTATCTAACTTCTTCACGTCTCCCATAGCCCAATCAAATATTGCTGACATCTGCTCATCAGTCATTATGTCTTTAATCTCATCATAACTAGGCTCTACTAAACAAGCCCTGCAATATAATTCATAAATTTTTGCTATTTCTTCTATGTTTGGTTCCTTTTTCTCTTTTTTACTTGGAAACATCATATTATTTACTATTCCTAACAAATGATTAGGAATCTTGCCTTGTGCAGCCATAGCCATTAGCCTAGGTTTCTTAACTCTTACTTTAATAGTTCCTGAATTATCAAAATTGGGGATTTCTATTACAGTTGTGGCTTGCTTTCTTAACTCTTCTATACTAATTACTTCACTCATTCATTATCCCTCCTTGATTATGTAGAAAAAGCTACCCACAATTAAGCAGGTAGCTCATCTAATATTTCAAACTCTACTGGACTTTCTCCCATCTTTGGTCTACTTTCTGCTACTAATTCTGGTGCAAAGAATTGTCCATCGACTAGGCTGTAGTTTACAGGAGTTCCTTTGCAATGTTTGTAGCTAAATTTAACATAAGATAAAGTGCCTCCATCTACATCTTTTTCTTCTGTATAAATGTGCATGGTGAAAGGCGTTCTATTGACTGGACTTCCTACTACTGGAGCCGAATATTTCTTTGCAGTAGCATCCCATGTACCACCATCGATTAATGCTAATATTTCAGGTACCATAGTAGCAGATACAAGCCTAATGTCATACCCTTTTACTATGTCCTCTGTCTTGTTTTGTGCCTTGATGGTATTTTTTACCCTAAGTTCTTGTTCTTCCCCTTCGGAAATAAATGCAGTTATTTCTGCTTCGCTTGCTACGTCAGTAAGTCTATACATTTTTGGTGTTTCTTCTTCAGTCTCAATTTCCACTCTGACTATATTAGCCAAAGGGAATTCTTTTACAGTTTCATAAGCCATTTATTATCCCTCCAATTTCTTAATTATTTGATACTCTATGCTTGTTGTATAAGCTTTCTTATCATCATCAGTTATGACAGGTGTTTCATTACCTGTTTTTCTTAGCCATTTTAATTCCTTCATAGCTGCCCTTATCTGCTTAACGTACGGCTCTATTAGAACATAACTATTAGCAGGAACAAAAACGATAATATCCACTAGCCTATAACCTAATTTGTTGGTATTGAAATATGGCACTTGAGAATTCTCTTTTATCACACAAAATCTTTCCTCACATTCACCTCTATGTTGCCCAGGGAAGTAAGGATTGAGATTTTTAGCTTTTAAATGGTCGTATAAGGCCTTTATCATTACTCCACCAACCTTTGATACCCTTTTAATATTTCAGGGGCGTTTCTGTCGATTGTAGGCTTTAAAATTGCATATTTTTTCTGGTAAGCTAACTCCAAGTATACTGAATAATACATATTGCCACTTAAAGTTATTACCGCCTTATTCCCTTGCCAGCCAAAATCTCCTCGTATTGAATTTCTCGCATTCCCTGTCCTATCTGTCCAAGGAGCATTTTTTTTAGCTTCAGCTTCCATTTTTTTAGCTGCAGTATCTGCATAAAGCCCTATTGCAGCCTTTATTTTTTGCTCGACTGCTTTGAAATCTAGCTTATTTGTTACTTTTATTCTCATGCTATCACTTCCAGTTCAATTTGCTTGCAAATTCCCATATAGTCTTTTACGAATAGTACCTTATACTTCTTCCCTTCTTGGGTAAATGTATCGCCTTCTTGTATATCTGCATCATGCTTTGCTAGTATCTTTGTTACTTGTACGCCTGTATAAGTAACCCCATAATCTGTTAAGACTTCCCTTCTTGCTTTTGTTTCATAGAAGGTCACTGTTTCGCTTACTTCCCTTTCCTCTATGACAGTTCCACCATAGCCATCATCTATTTTAATTTTCCTTTTAATCGTTATATTGGCAGGATTAGAGTTAATAAGTTTTTCAATGTATTTTTTATAATATTTAGTATTCATCTGCTCTCACCGTTACACCTGTCGCATTAGGCCTGTATTTGCTGGCTAGCATTAGAAAGTGCTTTCTAGGACTAGGTATAGTTATATCTCCTAGCTTTATTTCCTCTATTCCTGCCTTTATTAAACATAAATCTCTTGCAATGCTTTCTAGAGTTATTCCTTCTTCCTTGTCTATTTGTTCAAGTCTTGCAAATAGATATTCATCATCAAAATAAGGATAATTTTCTTCATCTATCATTTGCTTAAGTTTGATAAAATCCTTATAAATATTCATTAAATCACCCCTTTAGGGCTTCTATAAGCTCATCCTTTTTCATGCCAGAATAGCCTTTTATTCCTTTTTCTTTAGCTAAGCTTCTCAATTCTTTGACAGTTAATGAGCTATAATCTATTTCCGTTTTCTTTTCGACTTTTTTAGGTGTTTCTTTTTTCTTGTGATACCTTCTTAGTAGCATATTAACCTCCTTTAGGACAAAGGTAGAGGGAATTACCCCTCTACCCCTCCACCACCGTTTCCTGTACCACCACCGTTTCCTGTACCACCACCGTTTCCTGTAACTGTTATTTTGATAGCTTTTGATTCGTCATATAAGTGTGCTCCATAATGTTGGTCTGCTGTTATTACTGTAGTTTTTCTTACTATATCCCTATCATTTTCTATTTCTACATTTCGTTTCATGTATATTGCTAAAGCTCCTTCCTTAACTAAATATGCTGTTCCTTCTGGTACTTTTCTGCTTCTAATTACCTGTGCTCCTAGTACTGCTCCATAGGTTCCTCTTACTATAATGTCATCACCTAAGTCAGATGCTCTTTCCCAATCTCCTGCAACAGCTTTTCTTAACTGTGCTGCATCCTTAGGGTTCATAATCAGTACCATTGGCTCATCATCTTCATCATTGAATATATCAATTGCATTGGATATTGTATCTAAATCCCATGCTGTTCCTGCTGAATAAACTAAAGAAGTAGTATCTAGTGCTGCTAATACATCATTATCCACCTTGTTGGCAATAGACATTGTTAATTGTCTTGCTGCTTCTCCTATTGGGTCGCCTAAACCACTTAAAATTGCTTCGTCTGTGATTTCTACCCCTTTACCTGCCTTCTTAATAGTAAAATCTTCTGTAGCAGTTTCTAGCAATGCTAAGTCTATAGCTTCACCTTCTGCTACATCATCAGCGTCTCCAATGTACTCAAATTTAGGCACTGTTATTGTACTTCCTGGTCTGCCTACTAAAGTTCTGTCTACTCTTGCCAGTGGTGAAAATCTTATTGCATTTTCAAGCTCTGCTGAAATCATATCTGCCAATACTTGTGGGTCTACCATATTTTGCAATTTAGTTATAGCCATTATTCATCTCTCCTTTTCTTATTCTATTAGCTGATTATACAGCTCTTCATTTTCTTGCTTTAGCTTTAATCTTTCTAAATAGCCCATGTTTTTAAAATCTTCTTTAGTAATAACCGGACTGCCTTTAGGCTTATTTCCAGCCCCTAGGCTTCCTCCTGTGCCTTGTGGCTCTACTTGTTTAAATAGATATGGTTTGTTCTCTTTCAAAGCTTCTAACTGTTCTTGTAAACCTGTAATAGTGCCATCTTCTGTGATGGTAATTATGTCATCTTTTAAGTGAGGCAGTATATCAGCAACATCGTTTGGATTTGCTTTTAAAACTTCAAATTTTATCGCATTTTGCTTTCTAATTTTAATCATTTCTTCTTCTTTGTCCTTGATTTGTTTCTTTAAGTTTTCTATTGTTTCAGTAGCACCTTGATTATCTTCAAGTTGCTTTTGAAGTTTTCCAAGTTCCTTATTAAGATTATCTACTTGCTCTTTATACTGCTTCTTTTCCTCATTTACTTCATTGAATCTAGCCAAAGGCACATAGTTATCCTTTATTGCTGCCTGATGTGCTTCTATTACCTTTTTAGCTATATCCTCACTTAAACCAAGTTCTAATAATTGTTCTAATGTCATTTATCTTCTCCTCCTTTTAATTCCCTCTACGCTTTTTTACAAGGTTGCGTCCTTGTGCGGTCTTGTTCTTTTACGCCTACAATACCAAAAAGACGAAATTCATCTTAAAGAATCAATCTTGGATTGCACCATTTCAATGTAATCTTCATCATCAGAAACCCTGATATGACTTTCCAATAACCAAATGCTATTTGTTTTTGGAAGAAGATTTTTTTCAACATTTCTTTTAACTACATAAGCAATTTCAAGCTTTTGAATGTGGGTATGCTTTTTAAAAT